GATGCGTTGTTTGCCGCTAACGGCACGGGGACCAGCGTTGGCGTTAACGTAGGCGCTGGCAAGACGATTGCTGTTGCCGGAACGCTGAACGTAACAAGCGCGACGGTCACCGGTTTTTCGGTAAGCAAACTCAACGCAACTGGAACGCCGAGCAGCACGACATTCCTCCGTGGTGATAATACTTGGGCGAGCATTGCGGTTCCCACAGGCGATATCGTCGGGACAACCGACACACAGACGCTGACGAATAAGACGATTGCTTTTGCGTCGAATACCTTAACCGGCGTTGCGCCTCTCGCGTCCCCAACATTTACAGGTACGGCCACCTTTGCGACAACAGACGCGCTTGGCCCTGTGCGCGGCAACATTGTTGCTGTAGCCGCCCTAGACATTGACTGCTCAGCGGGTAACTTCTTTACCAAGACCATCAGCGCGAACAGCACCTTCACGTTTAGCAACGCACCGGCCACTCGCGCTTTTGCTTTTACGCTTGAATTAACACAGACCAGCGGCACTGTGACATGGCCAGCTAGTGTTAAATGGCCCGGCGATACCGCGCCAACATTGACCACTGGTAAGACCCATCTATTCACCTTCGTCACTGATGACGGCGGCACTCGCTGGCGCGGTGTAGCTCAGACGAACTACGTTACCTGATATGGATAACGTATCTCGCGCATTGCTAATGGTGAGTGGTGGGGCTGCTGGTGCAGCGCCCGGACAACAAGAATATACAACGGCTGGGACTTTTTCTTTTGTTGTGCCAGCAGGTGTAACTAGCGTTTGCGTTGTATCTGTAGGTGCGGGTGGTGGCTCAAATTCTTTCGACGGCGGCGGCGGTGGCGGCGCTCTGGCGTGGGTTAATAACATTACCGTAACCTCTGGGGAAACAATGACTGTGGAGGTCGGCGCAGCCGCTAGTGCGGCCTCCTATGGAGCAGGAGGAAACAGTGCGTTTAAGCGCGGCGCGACAAGTCTGTGTGAGGCGGGAGGCGGGACAAGCGGCAGCAATCGTAGTGGCGGAGCGCCAATAGTCGGTAGCGGCGGAAATGGCGGGTCCGGTGTTTCAGGAGCAGGTGGTGCTGGAGGGTATACCGGCAACGGCGGCACACAAACCGGCGGTACTGGCGGCGGCGGCGGTGCTGGCGGCAGCGGCACTGTCTATGAAACTTCAACTTATTATTACTATGGTCGCGGCGGGGCCGGAGGAGGCGTTGGCTTACTGGGTCAAGGCTCGGACGGATCAATAGGAAGCTCTGCTCTTGGAAATTCCAATAGTGTAAATGGCGCAGGGGGGAAAGGCGGTTCAGGCGGAGCGAATGGGCAGCCAGCGTTTGTCAGCGGCATAGACGACCTAAGCGCAAACAACGGGGGTGCATTTGGCGGGGGGGCAGCGGCCCGCTATACGCGGGAGCGCATATCCACTGGAGCTATGGTATACGGTGAAAATGGCGTTGGTGGTTCTGGCGCAGTCCGCATAATCTGGGGCGCTGGCCGCTCATTTCCATCAACTAACACAGGGAACGTCTAATGTTTCTCATTGCACTCGAAAACGATCAGCCAACAGGCAACCCCATCACTCTCGATAACTTTAAGTTGCTGAACGCTGGTATGTCGCTGCCGTTCCCGCTTTTGCCGGAACACATTGAGCCTTACGGCTACGGTATTTACGATTTCTCCATGCCACCAGAACACGGTGTGTTTGAGAAGCTGGAAGAAGTCGCTCCGGTTAAGTCGCCCGACAACGGCGTCTACTACCAGACGCGGATTGTCGTTCCAATGAACGAGGAAGAAATTGCTGCTCGCACAGAGGAAGAGTGGGCCGCCGTCCGCTTTGACCGCAATCGCCGCCTAACCGCTTGCGATTGGACCCAGCTTCCTGACGCCCCCGTAGACGCCGCTGCATGGACAACATATCGCCAAGCACTACGAGACATCACAGCGCAAGCCGATCCATTTAACATCCAGTGGCCGACAAAGCCTGCTGCCTGATAGGTTTTATTAGTTATGGACATGTCATTCGGCATTGACACGCTTCTCACCGTCATTGCGGGCATCTTCGCCATCATTGGCGTGTGGACGCAGTTGAGCAATCGTCTCGCAATTCTTGAAACGAAACTTGAGTTTGGTGACGAGAAGTTCAACGGCATCGACAAGAAGTTTGACGAGGTGATGCTTCACCTCCGCCGGATTGAAGACAAGCTGGACAACAAGGCAGACCGCTAATGGCGTTTAAGCTAGGCCCACGTTCCCTGTTAAACCTTCGCGGCGTGCACCCTGATCTGGTGCGCGTCGTTAAACGCGCTATTAGCATTTCCGATATTGATTTCACTGTCATCGAAGGGCTGCGCACACCAGCGCGGCAGAAAGAACTGTTCGCCAAAGGCGCGACCAAGACGATGCGTTCGCGCCACATTCACGGCTTTGCGGTTGACATTGCGCCATATGTAGCGGGTAGCATCCGTTGGGATTGGCCGCTGTTTGATAAGATTGAAGAGGCCATGAAGAAGGCAGCGCATCTTGAGAATGTGTCGATCACTTGGGGTGGAGACTGGAAGTCGTTCAAGGACGGGCCACATTGGGAACTTCCGCACGCTAAATACCCAGACCCAAAATGACGATTAAAGAACTTGAGACCGCACTGCTTGAGCGTGTCCGGGTTTGGTGGCGTCCAGTCACATGTGTCGGTATTGCTTGCGGTGTTATTGTAAATGCGGTAGCCTTGCCTATTGTAAACAGCCAGTCGATTTCCCTTACGGACTTGGCGGCTACGATTGCGTCTTGTGCGACTATATTTGCGGTGAGAGAATGGGGCAAAATAAATGGTGCGGATTAATCCATTCATGGGTTATGTGGCGGCAGGCGCTCTTGCTGTTGGCCTTACCGCCGGGTGGAAGATCAAAGACTGGCAGTGCGATGCCGCGTATTCTGCGGTTCTGGAAAAAGCTGAGAAGCAGCGCCAGCAAATGCAAGGACAGATAGATGAGGTTTCAACGCTCTACCAATCCGAACGAGATAAAGCCGATGTGGTGGTCGCCGGAGAAAAGCAAACCATCCGCGAGATATACAAGACTTTGCCTGCTGTTCCTGCTACTTGCGCTCCTGACCCTCGCCTTATCGGGTTGCTCGAAGGCGGCGTCAATCGCGCCAATGCCGCAGCCGCCAGCGAACCTAGCGAGTAACTGTCCGCCGCTTCCCTCGCCGCCAGCTACGCTTATTGATCCTGAGCGCGCTATATGGGAAGTCGATATATTAGCTAAATATGGTGACTGCGCGTTGCGTCACCGCCGAACAATAGAAGCATGGGAAGAGGCTGTAAAAATCCCCAAGAAGTGATATAAGACCTAAGACTTTAGGTACGGATAAAAACATGGCGCTAATTCCGATTAACATTCCTCCCGGCGTATATCGCAACGGCACTGAACTTCAGTCCGCTGGGCGGTGGTATGACGCCAACCTTGTGCGTTGGCATAATGGAACAATGCGCCCGATTGGTGGATGGCGCGTTCGTACCACGAGCGCCACAAACGGTGTACCGCGTTCTACAATCGCATGGCGTTCAAATGACAGCACACGCCGTCTTGGTGTAGGGACTAACACAAAACTCTACAGCATGACATCGGCAGGTGTTCTTGTTGACATTACGCCTACGGGATTTGTCACCGGCCCGGCTGACGGTAGCGACAACACCGGCTACGGCGACCTTACTTACGGAAGCTATACATACGGGACACCGCGTCCTGACATTAGCCCAGTTACCGAAGCAACTACATGGAGCCTCGATACTTGGGGCGAATACCTCGTGGCCTGCGCCACATCGGACGGCAAGCTGTACGAATGGCAGTTGGACGATGTTACGCCGGTCACCGTTGCTGCGCGGATTACTAACTCTCCCGCGAATTGTGTCGGCCTTTGCGTTACCGACGAGCGTTCGATCTTTGCGCTTGGTGCGGACGGCAACCCACGTAAGATTGCGTGGTGCGATCTTGAAGACAACACTGTCTGGACACCCTCGTCCACAAATCTGGCTGGCAGCTTTATCCTGACAACGCCGGGCAGCCTCATGTGCGCTCGTCGTGTTCGCGGCCAAACACTGGTTCTTACTGACGTAGACGCGCACGTTGCCCAATATGTGGGCTTGCCGTTCACCTATCAGTTCGAAACTGCAGGCCGCAACTGCGGTATTATCTCCCGCCAAGCTATCGCCGTTCTCGACAACATGGCCGTCTGGATGGGCAACCGTGGCTTCTTCATGTACGACGGCTATGTTAAGCCGATGCCGTCAGACGTAGAAGACTACATCTTCTCCGACATCAACAACTCTCAGCGTTCTAAGATTGTCTGTGTTCCAAATACAGAGTTTGGCGAAGTTTGGTGGTTCTACCCGTCCGCGTCTTCGACCGAGAACGACCGCTATGTCGTTTGGAATTTCCAAGAAAACCATTGGGCTATCGGTACACTGGCGCGCACTTGCGGCGTTGACAAGACCGTGTTCAACTACCCAATGTGGTGGTCGCCAAGCGGTGAAGTTTACGACCATGAGTTTGCGTTTGTCCGTCCCGGTGGCGGCGATGTGTTCGCCGAGACTGGGCCAATCCAGATTGGTGAAGGCGACCGTATTCTGCACATCAACGAGTTGATCCCAGACGAG